GTTAACTCCGGAACTGAATGAGATAAAAGATAATATCAACGAACATACCGCACAAATTGAGAGAACGATAAATGAATGATGACCAAGAAAATCGATTGGTTGTAATGAAAGACAATCAAGTAAAGAATTTATTAGCAAGTCTACTTGTTGCCGCAGTAGGTTGTCTAGCTTTTTGGGCCTATGACGCACAGGTACGTGTTGATGAGTATAACGATAAAGTAAACAGTCTAACTGAAACTATACAGTCTATAACTGCTAAACAATCTGCTGATCAAGAAAGCAATCTTAAAGATCTAGAAGAGAATAAACTTGTTGATGATCGTGTTAAGGTATTAGAAGCATTGGTTACAGAACAAGAAACAAAAATAGTTGAATTACAAACTAAATTATCAAGGAAGAAAAAATAATGGATGTCGTAATGTTAATCAACAAATATGGCTTTCCAATTGTCATGGCAGTTGGCATGGGGTTCATTATCAAATACGTTTGGGAATGGGCTACTAAAGAAGTCAAGCCAGTTATCAGTGATGCTAATACAGTGCTTATTGCTCTTATTGATCGTATCCGTATGTTAGATAACGATCTAATTCGTCTTAATCAAAAAGTAAACACAGTGTTACACCTACGTGGTAAGACTATTGAGTATGAGCGTGTTGAAGCTGAAAAGAAAATTAACGAAGAAGTATTAAAAGAAAAGAAAAGTGACTAATTTAAGTCTAGGTCTCTACCAGTTAGAGTTACGCTTATCTGTTCTAGTTCAGGAATACGTGTTCGCGTGTTCTTGCTACCTAGTAATACAATCACACGCTGTCCTAGGTCAGTATCTAACAACATAACCACACACCCACCTGATTTATTGATGTAACCTGTTTTACTTACGATAACACGATCGCTGTTCTTGCGGACCAGACTGTTAGTATTCCAAAAATCCCACCAACGTTTCTTAACTTGTATACTGACTAGAGGTTTACCACTGGCTTCTGTGATCTCAGGGTGACGACTAGCTACTAACACTAACTTAACCAAGTCACGGGCATTGCTGGTATTGCCTTCATCTAACCCTGTGGGATCTGTAAAGCGTGTTGAATACATGCCAAACTCCAGTGCTTGATGATTCATTTCTGCTATGCAACGATCAACACCACCAGGATAGTTAGCACATAGTGTATACGCGGCAAAGTTGTCACTCTTAACTATTGCTAAATCTAATAGTTTGCCTCTGGATAGGGTTTTAAGTGTGCGTGGAAGTCTTGTATGATAAAGTTTGGAATGTTTAAAATTTAATGGAAGTTCTTCTGATAAGTCCTGATGTGCATTTAATATCACTATGGCTGTCATCAGTTTAGTAATACTAGCGATAGGCTGTGTACGATCTGCATTTTTTTCAGATATTATCTGACCACGATTATCAGCAACAATAAATGACTTGGCGGTCACGGTTGCGATAGCATGCGAACAAAATAAAAAATAACAAATAAAAACTATAATTTTTGTATACATTTATGTATCAATTCCGATAATTCTTCATGTGGGGCTTCACCAGGATGCAATTTATCAGGGAAAAATTTAGAATTTTCCATGGCTTTTATTATTTCTGATTTTGCATTTAGTATTTGTATTTTATCTTCTAGTGTATCTATATTATTTTTGTGTTCTAATATATCAATATAATGATGTGCATAAGCCAGAGGTAAGTTTTTTCCAACGATGTCTGATCTCCAATCTCTAATTATATAATCATATTTAATATAATCATCTATATTGTCAAGCACAGCAGCAGATGCCCCTATAATAAAAGTTTTCGCCTGTATTTGTTTTGTTAATTTATTAAATTTAGTATAAACTTTTTTAGAAATATTATAAATTAATTCTTTCGTCGTAAAAGGTAAATTTAAGTCTGAAGCATTCCTATCTTTAATCATATCAGTATGAAACCAAACTACCCAATCTACTTTATTTCCTTGAATTACATAGCTATAAGCACTTTCTATAGAATGAGAATTACTACTACCGTTTACAGAAAAATTAATTACTTCGTGTCCATATTTTCTTAATAAGAATTCGGTATGTAATTCTGCGGGTATACCAGGTAATCCATAATAGTTAGGCATACCCCAACTATCACCTATTAGAATTATTTTGGTCATGATTAATTATATTTGATTACATCAGTGACAACATTTCTACTGATTAGTTCTTTAAAATCAGAAATATTTTCTGCTTTAGGTGCACAATATCCACACAGACAAGTTGATTTAGCACATCGTATTATCGGCATGGTTTTATTATCAAATTGAGATTTTAATGTTGCTAATATTTCTCTACAATTATTTAAATTGCCAATGGGCGCAACATTACCTGAAAAGGACATTCTACAATCTTTGTTAACATAAACATCACCTGTTTGTTGCTGTACAAACAAAAAGAACCAATTTACACTACAGTACCAATCACGAAATCCTTGCTTTTGTACAAAGGTCACTGATGAACGTAAATCATTGTTTAAAGATAATTTACGTCCACCACAACAAGCACGACCTTCATTTATACTAATAACTTTCTTTTTACTTTCAAATTGAATTGGCTCATTCCAAAAAGATTTTATATAATCAAATTGTTCTTTAGAATAATATAATTGTGAATTGTCAAATGGTTTAGCTATGTATCTGATATTATTTGTTTTGCAAAATTCAACAGCATTGATTGATTTAATCCATAGATCGTTTTTATTATGCATCATTACTACACACTTAACTCTCTTATTAAGTTTTTGTAATTCTAATAAATTTTGAAAGAATAACTTTTCTTGTTTAGGTAAATTTTCTGCATGATAACTAACTGTGAATTCATCAACTAACGGTATTATTTTTTTCCAAATACTTTTATTAACCACAGCATTAGTGGTTGTGGTAATTGTTAATTCCCAGCGTTCAGAATATTGTTTATAACGATCACGACAGGCAGTTAATATTTCAATTACATCAGGATGAAATAAACTTTCACCTCCATAGACATTTAATATAACTTTGCGTTGAGTTGGCTTTTTATTTGCCATGTATAAATCTACATATTCATACATAAAATCTATAGAATCTAAACACTCAGCAACTGGTGGATGTTGTGTGCTGTTATCATGTCCTTCTATCCCACAATAGGTACAGTCTAGATTACAGCGTCTGGTAACTTCCCAATCTAATAGAAAAGATGGAGAATTCTCCGGCGATAATGCCAATCCAATTGATTTAACTTCCATTATTTACTTGTAGCGTGGTAAGTGCCGTCCCAATTTGCTGGTAGACCATCTTCCATACGTAATATCATCTTGTGATAGTATTCTTTGATAGTGACTTTAGGATCAGCTTCAAGCTCTTTAGCCCACTTAATTGCTTTCTTCCAATCGCCACGTGTGTATTCTTTCTTGTATTCTTCATGTTTATGTTTGATAGTTTTGCCTACAGTGTAGATATCTAATCCCACTGTCTTACCTTTAACAGCGATGTTATCCAGCCATACAATATCAAAGTCATCTTTGACTGCTGTTGCTGTATCAGGCCCAAGGATCATCAACACACCATATGATTTAGTTTGGCTTTCTAATCGTGCCGCAACACTTACGGGATCACCTAATACATCATAGCCCATCTTGCCTTCACTGCCAATATTACCTACAAGTATCTTACCTGAGTTAACACCAGCACCCATACCAACAGGAGGTTTGCCAATTGACTTGAGATGTTTATTAAACTCTTCAACTGCCTCAATCATTTCCATTGTTGTCTTAACAGCGTTATAAGCATGACGTTCATCATCTAATGGTGCACCGTGGATATGTAAACTTGCATCACCAATAAACTTGATCAAGCACCCATCATTCTTAAACACAGGTTGAGCGATAGCAGTCATATATTGATTCATGATAGCAGTGAATCCTTCTACGTCTTGTCCGTACTTTTCACCAAGGCCAGTGAAGTTACGCATGTCTGTCATGACCGCTGTCAACATTTTCTCTTCACCACCTAGACGAATTAATTCTGGATTCTTTTGTAAGCGTTCAACGATAATAGGACTTACATAACTACCAAACTGTTTCTTGATCTGTTG